GCCAAGGAGCAGTTCAGCACCCATGATGTAGATACGGACGGGGTCTGTGCCGGACACTTCGTAAACGCGGTCACGGATTTTCATTGTCGCGCCAAGGCGACGCCAGATCGTGCGGTAGCCGGACCGGCCGATGCGGCCCATCGACTTCCAATGCTCGTTCGACCATGTATGGCCGCCATCGTCGGACCAGCGCAGCATGACCTGCGGATTGCTGCCCTGCCCCGTGTTGAGGCCGACGCCCGTCTCGCAGTCAAGCTGCATCGAGTGCTGGATGGTGCGGGCTAGGTTGTTTGCGCCAGTCGGTAGCGCGCGCCACGAGCGCAGCCATTTTTGCTCGGCTCCGTCGTCAGAATACACATCAAGGTCGAACTTGTAGATTTTGCCGTTCTGGTAGTCGCCGATAACATTCTGGCTGTTAAAAAACATCTGGCAGTTGCCGCGATGACGGTTGAACTGGCCGTTCTCAAACGACGCGCGTTCGTGCCATGCGCCGGTGGCGACATCGAATACCCATGTCGTGTTAGCAGTCGGGAAATTGAGTACGTAGAAGCTATGGCCGTCCTGCTGGTAGGTGTAGCCCACAGCGTCTGACAGATCGGCGTACTCCTGCAACTGCCATTCAATAGCGTGCGTCGAGATGCGCTGGCCGATATAGCCCGCCGCCCTGTAGACCATACCCTGACCACGGGCGTCTTTGCCCAGCCAGTAAATCTGGTTGTCCATCTTGGCGATGCTGTAAGGCGCTGCGCAGCCTAGTTCGTTAAACGCGCCTTGGATGCGGGCCAGCGGGAAGTCGAGCAGTCCGGCGTTGTACCAAACTTCGGTCGAGTTGGTGCCGTACACCCAGACCTCGCGGTGATCGACAAAGATAGCGACGACGTTGTCAGGGTTGCCTTCGGCGCTGGCGAAATCCAGCGGGTCGACGCTGGTGCCATCCAGCAACTGCGTCACCCAGATTTTCTGGCTGTTAGGCTCGTTGAATACAAAATAGCCGTCGATGTAGCCGACCGTCACCGCGCCGGGGAAGTCGGGGTCGGTGATCTGCTGAAACACGTCAGTGTTGACGTTGTAAATATACCCCTGTGGGTTAGCGGCGATGAATAGCTGCGTGCCGTTATCAGCCATGCTGACAGGCCCGGTGCCAGCTACAGTGCCTTTGGCGACGGCGTTCCAGTTGCTGTCGATCTGGAAGAGCGTCGGGCCGGACACGACATAGCCATAGTTGCCAAACTGCCATTCGCCGCGAATAGGGCCGATGCCGACAGTCGCCAGCCGCGTCAGGCCGGGAGCGCGCTGCAAGAAAGCAGGCTCTTTGCCGCCTTCCGGCACGATTTCCGGGAACAGGTTGATCATGCGGTTGTCGGCGGCGTTGACGCTTCGAGCGACATACGCCGACCCTAAGATCGGCGTTTTCATTAGTAGTTACCCGCGTAGACGTTAAACCTCTGGCGGGTGGCCACAAGGCTGTAGGGCATCGACATGATGTCGTCGGGGTTATTGATGCGCTTGATGTTGCGCTTGGCCGACATGGCTATGCGACGCACCTGTGGCGAAGGCTCGATGCCAAACTCCGGGGCCATCTCGCAAGCCAGATTGTAGCGGAAGGCGCGCAGATAGCCCGGCGGAAAAGCCAGCGTGGTCGCCAGCGTCGCGGGCTTCGTCAACTCTTCGACGGAGATGAAATGCCATTCCAGATCGCGCGTAGGGCGCGGGTAGACGAACATATCGACGTCGGGGAATGTGTTGTTGACGAAGATCACCTGCGGGTATGTAGACGTCACGGTCTTGACCGCGATGCCGTCATACTGCTGCTGGTTAATGAACTTGATGCCGTAGCTGACACCGGTGCCGGGGTCTTTGAAATAGGTAGCGTCGTCCAGCAGGACGGGGCGGTTGCCGACGAAGTCGCCGGTAGGGCCAAGCGTGCGGTTAAGTTGCCCCGCCGGCCAAATAAACACTTGGTCCTGTGTGGAGAAGACTGACAGCCGCTCTGTGTTCCAGCTATCAATCATCTGGTTCATGGCGTTCAAGGCGTCTTGCGACGTTTCCGCCGACGGCACTTCGCCTTCAGCCAGAACGCCCAGAAGCCGTAGAGAACCGTTTATGATGTCGCCGGCGGTTGCCATCGCTTAGTCTTCCTGCGGTGCGCGGCGGCGTCCCCGGCGCTTAGGCTCCACCATCACGTTGACGGGGCTTTCATCCTCGTCTTCGCTTGTCTCCACCACTGCTTGCGGCGTGGTAGGATCATAACGCTCCCAGCCAAACATTTCATCATAATTCGCTTCTTCTTCCGAAATAGCGACTTTCGCGCCGTGCCGTGGGTGCACAAGATAGATAACAGCCATAAAATCTCCTGAAATGGACGGCCCGAAGGCCGCCCACTATTACGCGATCAAGCCAAGGGCTTGCAGGCGGCTTTCAAGCTGCGCAACGCGGGTTTGAAGGTTGGCGATAACTGACAGGACAGTGTTGCCTTCGTCTTTGGTTACGAAGCCGTAGGCGCTTGTGTTAATCAAATCCTGAATTGCGTAATCCGGCGTGCCGGGCGCGGTGGAAGTGATCGACGTAAGCTGCGCGGTGAGTGCAGCGCCCTTGGCGGTGTAGACCGGGTTGGCGATGGTAGCACCGTCGAGGTACTGGTCCTCGTATGCAACGCCGATTGGTTTGGTGTTAGCCATAGAAAAAACTCCTTAAAAGGCTGCGCCAGCCGAAGCTGGCGCAAGACCTATTACATCAGGAACGCCGACCAAGTCGCAGTGCCGGTTTTGACGAACTTGTAGGTGTACGCACCGAAGCGCGGCACCGTGACAGAGCCGTAAACCGTAATGCCCGTACCGGCAGTAACCGGGACGGTCGAAGACGAACCGGAGTTGTTGTTGTTGCAGATCGTCAAGTTGAACGACGAACCGACCTTGGCCGACGGGATAGCAGCATCAAGCTGTGCGCCCGTAGCGGTCGTGACGGTCAGCGTCGCGTCGCTTGCTTTTGCGCAAACAACCAGACCAACAGCCATTTGGGCTGCGGTCAGTGTAGTGTCGGCAGTCAGCGAAGTGGGAATTGACTGCACGCCAAGAACGGCTTCTGTGAGGTTGCCGTCGCCAAGCTGGTAACCACCAGCACCATTAGGAAGAGCCATGATAATAACCTTTCAAAAACTTGGCCCCCGGAGAACCGGGAGCCGTGATTGGATTAGCCCCAGAGACGGCAAGCCATCTGCGGACGGATGGTGCTGTAACCGTACAGAACGTCGATACGGCAGGGCATACGGTCGTTGTTGATGTCGTACTGACGAACAACGCGCAGGCTGATGCCGTTGTGGACCTGACGCGACGCCATGTCGACGCCCTGCGGAAGCAGAAGGTCGGCGGTGGCGAAAGTGATCGCGTCCTTGTGGTACACGAGGTTCTGCGGGTACTGGCTGCCCGAAGCGCCGACGAACACAACTGCCTTGCTGTTGCCGGGCAGAGCGTTGACAGTAGCGAGAGCGTGGTTGGCCGAATAGATTGGAGCGACGGTGATGTCGCCTTCGCCGGAACTTCCAAGCGTAACGTCAGCAAGCGCGACGAACTGGAACAGCGAACCAGTGCTTTCACGGGTCTGCGGGTTGACAGCATACACGTCAGCGACGGTGAACACGTCGCCAGCCTTGATGGTGTCGTTGTTACCAGCGCCGGTGACGGAGATGGTGGTAGCACCTTCGGTGGTGACAGCCGCCGAAGTAGAACCGCCGGTGGCGTCGCGGGTACCGCAGGTGAACTGCTTGATCGACTGCGACATGTTGATTTCTTCAAAACCAAGCACGCCAGTGCCCATCAGGCCGTTCTTGAACTGCTTGCTGATGGTGTCAGTCGGATTGAACAGACCCTTCATGCCTTCGACCAGACCAGCGTTAGCGGCCGGGTTGACGGTAGCATAGCGCGGCGACATCACGGCAGCGTTCTCGTTCAGCTTCTGCTGGGCTGCAAGCAGCACGGCCGAAGTTGCAGGAGTAGTGCCGGGGGTGCCAACCGAGTTACCGATAGTCTTGAACGCATTTGCAACGTCAGCGTCGATGCTCGATGCAAGCTGCGAGATACGCGGCTTGAGAACGCGCTCGGCGAAGTCGTCCAACTGCATGGTCAATTCAGCAGTGGTGAAGTTGACGCCAATGTGCTTCTGGCTGGCAACGGTCAGCGTGGTGAACTGCTCGTTGTCATCCTGCACCTGAAGCGCAGCACCGTCGGTGACGAGCGCACGGTCAGGCAGACGGATACGCAGGGTCGAGCCGATCTTGGCACCTTCGACGGCAAAGCTGTCGTCGTACTGGCGGTTTACGTTGCGGGTGAGCACGAGGTTGTTCTCAAGAATTTCGAGAGCCTTCCGCGTGATCATGTCGATAGTAAGAATTGAGTTAGACATGGTAATGTTCCCAAATTAGCGGTTACGCATTGCCTCGTACCGTTTAATTTGCCGCTGCCTTTCTGCTTCAATCCATTCCGACGTACTCATGCTCTTCACAGAGCGAGGGTCGGTAGTATCGTACACAGCCCCGCCAGATGCGCGGGGGGTGACAGGAGCAATCGGTGCCGGGGCGGTTGAAGATTTTCTAACCGGCGGTGCCGAAGACAGTGATGCTTCGATCTTTCCGATTTCTTTTGCCTGCAAGATCGGGTTCAAGCGGGAAATGCGTGTGGCTTCTTTGGGGTTGGAACCTAGCCAATAAAGGACGTCGGGGCCAACATCAGATGCCTGTATGCTTTGAGCCATTATTTCCGTGACGGGAAGGTTGGGGTTGTAAGCAACCTGATCGAAATCGTCGTACTTGTCCCGCGCTGTCTCTTCACGTTCGTAATACTGCTCTTGGAGCGCCTGCGCTTGCTGCGCGGTTTCCCGTTTAGCTAACAACTCTTCGGCTTTGCGTTCGGCCAGAGCCTCGGCGTAATCCTCGTAGGTGTTAAACTGTTCGGGTGAAAGATCGTAAGACGGCTGTGCCGCCTGCCTAGCTTCCATCTCCGCAGCCCGCTGGGCTTGCTCTCGTTCCCACTTGCGCTGTTCTCTCGCAAGTCGCTTGCCTACAATTGCGTCCAGTTCTTCCTGTGTGAAGGTTTTGGTCGCTTCCTGCTCGGCAGGCGTTTCCGGCGTTTCGGTTTCAACGGGTTCTGGAGCCGCCGTAGTGTCCAGTTCCGGCGCGGGTACTTCCGCTTCGATGGGGACGTTTTCGTCCATGTGTGTTGACCCTTTCAAGTCACCTGATGTGCCGCATCAGTACGGTTAACGGCCAGTCTACAGGAAATGCTGCGAACTGGCAATATCGGTTACATCGACTCTTAAGCATTTACGCTGCGTGCTATCTCATACCATTTTCCGCTAATTTGTCTCAAAGTTAACGTATCGTGGATTGAAGACGTAAAGTTTACCCCCCCAGCAAGGTAGGCATTGCTGCGATTTATTGTGGTATTGCTATCTGTAAAGTGTAGCGTAAGAACCTGACCTTCATACCCATCATCAAAATTAGTGATGGTAGTTGCGCCGCTGTTTGTAATAGTCATAAAGGTTGCGTTTTTAACAGATGGCGTGGTGTCGCCGTCAACATATAACGCACCAAAATTTGACATCTGCAAACGACCTGCCTGCACGTTAACCAGATTGTTATTGGAGACAGTAATAATAGACTCAGCGCCAGTTCCGCCGGAAAGCGCGTCTTTCTGCACAGCCCAAACCGATACGTTTGTTGCTATAGCGCCATTTTCATAGACAAACGTATTTCCTACGATGCTACCTAAATTATTAGTCGCACGCGAATATACGCACCGAGGCGTATCTGTGTTGCTATTCGGATCGCTAATAACGTTAGCGGATAGGCTAAAGCTTTCATTATCAAAATCAAGGTTGATGCCGATAAGATTAGGCCGACGTATAGTGTTACCTGTAATTGATAGGTTACGTGTTCCGTAACACAAAATGGCACCTGTGTTTGAGTTGTTAGATATACCATGACCTTGGATCACGTTGCCGGTAACCGAAATATTTTCAGCGTAATCAACAGTGACGCCAGCTTCAAATGCGCCGTTGACGATGATTGCAGAGGCTAGGCCAAGTCCGTTATCGTCAATATAATTATTGGAGACAGTAACATTTTTGGGCGCAATGGTTCGCGCACCATTAACATCACGGTCTGTAATTTTTATGCCAAATTTGCAATTGTAAACGATATTATCAGAGATCAACAGATTGGAGCCGCCATGAGTGTCTATGCCAGTCCAAACAGGAACGTCTTCAATGATGTTGCCGACGATAATGTTAGAAACTGGGACCGGATCAGCGGTCACGGTGCCTTCGCTGCTGGTGACTGATATGCCATAAGCGTTGCCGCTCGATCCCGGCGAAATTCCGCTTACATAATTGTCTGTAAAAACAAAACGATTACAGCTTAATAGGGCAGCGCCTATATACCCGATTTCAGTAATTTCACATCCTTCAATCCGGCCATATACGTTGTATTTACATTCAATGCCGTAACTACCAAACTCCGTGATTGTTACGTCAACGATAGTGGGGCCGGTCACATAGGTTGGAGCAGCCGGGCTATTGTCGGTTCCGTAGCACTTAATAGCAATCCCGTTGGCATCGTAACTAGCATTGCCTGCGCCAATAAGTTTAAATCCGACAAGCGTGACATTGCTGCCAAGCGTTAATGCCGTCAAATGCCCTGCACTTGAAAAGTCCAGCGTCGCTCCATATCCGGTCACAACCGTATTTGATGGGATCGTAAGCCCAGAATTAACCTTAAACGTCAAAGGTGGTAAATACAAAGTTTTACCAGAGGCAGCCGTGATAGCCGCCTGCAACGCATCTCTGTCGTTTGTCAAGCCATCGCCAACCGCGCCGTAATCTAACGGATTGACGGGAGATCCCGTTATCATGGAATACGATGCTTTAGTCAAACTCATGGTGTCTACACCTTATAAATTAGCCGTTAGTTGTAGAGCGGCAGACTTCATACCAAAAACTGCCGTCAAACATTAAAAGCAATGTGGCCCTGTTAGCAGACGTAAAATCAACAGCACCTGCTAGATACGCATTGGCACGAGTAATCGTCGTGTTACCATCTCTAAAAAGCAGCAACAACATTTGTCCTCGAACAGCACCGGTAAAGTTAGTGATGGTTGTGGGGCTTGCGTTAGCAATGTCCAGATGTGACACGCCTGTAACTGATGGTGTAGTTTCACCAGCAGAATAAGCGCCTAGACGGTGGGTTAAACCCCCAGATAAAACCGAAGAGGCAGCTACCGAAGTAGTGGTAATGGCCAGTTTAAGGCTCCCCGCTGAGTCCGCGATGCCCTTGCCAGCAGTGCCGACGACAAAATTGCCGTTCAGCAGCGTGCCATCACCGGTGCTGTTGAACCGCATACGGGCGGTTAGCGTTCCGCCAGAGGTAGTTGTCAGAATATCGGTATAACCAGCAACATTATTGTTCGTGCTGTTTTCCTTGCGCGCCGAAATGCCGCCAAAGGGGAAATATGACGATGCGTTATATTTTCCGCCAAGGCCAATCTGCGTACCGACCCCAGCCGCCAATGCGTCTGTAGCGCGTAGGAAAATGTTGCCTTCAGAGTTAACGGCGGGCGAAGTACCGCTGATCGTTCCCAGCATATCGTTGACAGCGACTTTAACAGTCGAACCGCTTTGGACGATAGGAAGAACTTCAGTTCCCGCCAGCGGGGTAGTGGCTGAAGTTAGCGCGGAAATCTTTTTGTCGGCCATGTGATCGCCCTCTTACCAATAAACAACAAAATTAATGGATGGCATATCTGTTGCAATGCCGCCGCTATATGTGAAAATATCAAAATCGTTCTGCGTCTTGTTTTGGATGCTCAAGACCTGATTTGATCCTGTTGCAGTAGCCGCAGACCCAACGACCACATAACTAACGACAGGGGCCGTATTGCCAAACGAAATGGTATAGTCTCCGGCGCTATTACGCACACTAGTCGCATTAAAGCTGCGCGCCATTGTGCCAGTATTACCGTCAAAAAGCCCCCACGCCCGCGCAGCAAAGCTATCGGATGGGTAAAAGGTATCTGTCCATTCGGCAAACGTCACAGAACCAATATCGCTCAAAAAGCCGGAAATAAACGCATTATCCGTTTTATTGTAGGCTTTCATGCGGCAGTTTGTTTTGTTCGCGGTGCGCGCCGTTCCGGGTGCGCCGCTTGTCACTACGTCAGTGAAAACATCAAAATGGCAGTTGGTAAGATAGGATGCGCCAGAAACAGGCAGTTCAATAATCTCCGGGATTGTTCCGTTATGCTTGACGTTCAAGAACCTGCTGTTCAATGAGCTATTTGCAGCCAGCGGATACGCATTGCTTTCAGCATAGCTAGAGAAGTCGAACAATGCGACAGTTAGATCGCCGTCCATTGTGACGTTATTCATGCTGATATTGTTGGCATCGCCGCGCCACAGAGAGCCGACAGCCCCATAGGTGGCATCGTTAAAAACATATATGTCGCTAAAGGATACGTTGCTCCCGCGATCAGAGCAGATAACGCCAGCTTGAGCGGTGAACGTGGTCAAATGACCGCAATTTCGAATAGCTATATTGGAGAATACAGCTTGCATAAACTCGCCGCTATGCGGATAACCGGCGGCATTTCCAAACAGCGAAATAGCCACCTGACAATCGCTGATCGTGAGATTGGTGATGCTGACGTTTGAATTAGCTTGCGCTGCCCCACCAGCCACAGACACACCATTCCAACATCCGGTAATGGTTGTCCCATTAACCGTCACGTTTTGCGTTCCGGGACCGCCTTCGATGTTAAACGCGCGGCCACCGGGGGTCACAGCATCATTCGCGCAGTTGCGGATATAGCCGCCTTGCACACGCACATTGGTAGCGCCGTAACGCACCATAATTCCGCTGGTAGGAACGACATTGTTTGCGTCAATCTGCGGGTTTATAAATTCGATATTATCGGCTGGGTTGACCGGGTCAGTAATAAAAACCGTTTCGTAGCCGCCGATTGGCATCGCATCAACCTTGATGCTGCCGGACATAATGACTGTCGTGTTACTGTAGACGATTAAAGGGTCGCTGGTGAGATAAATTCCTGTCGGAAAATATACTGTGCAGCCGTCAACGGTTCCAGCGTAATCAAGTGCATCTTGAATAGCCGCTGTATCATCAGCAACACCGTCACCGACAGCACCGAAGTCCTTGACCGAGACATATTGCGCTAGTTTGTCTTCCGCCGTCGTAAGGACGCCGCCAGTAAACGGCGGATCATAGCTGACAATCGACGCGTCAACAGCGCCTGTGGTGGTCTGTACCGCAGTCGTGAATTTGACTTCCGCACCAACGTGCAGCCCTGATGTGAACGTAACTGTGGTGCTGTCGGTTTCCAGATAGCTGTCACCGACATACTGATTGACGCCATCAATGTAGACCGACAGCGAGTTGGTGCCGGGCGTGTAGTTGATCGTCGACAGGTTGAACACGGTCTGGCCGGCAGTGGCGGTCTGCACTTCTTCCTGCACCGTGTAGTTGACGAAGTTCGAGTTGACGCCGGTAATGTTGTCGTAGGTGCCGATCAGGATTGCGGTCGACGTCTCGATGACGAATTTGTACACCAGCCCGTCAGTCAGCCAAATTTCGCCGCCCGGCACGCGGCCGGCGCTGTCCAGCACGATGGGGTTAGCGTGCGGCGTGACGCCCGCAGCGCTCGTGTACGTCGCCTGCGGTGTGGTCGTGCCGGCCGCATAGGTGTAAATCTTGCCGCCCGACAGGATAACGCCGTTATTGTCAAAAAATTGTGCGGCAAACCCGCCAATGGGTGATGGTGTGACCGACATCAATTTACTCCAAGAGCAACAATCCGCCGTCTTCTTGGACGAGGTTGTCACCGTTTTCAGTTTCGAGATTGCCTTGCGCTTGATCAGGCCCATAGCCCGAAAAAAGCGCAATAATGCCCCCCAGACCCAGAGCCACACCGTTACGAAGGGCGCTTCCAAATCCCATCTATCAGTTCTTGTTGATAGGCTTGCAGTAGATCGTACCGCCAGTCGACACCTGAATGGCGCTCACGCGCCACGGAGCGCCGGTGCTGTCCAGCGGAACGGCAAACGGGATGGGGGTGAAGGGCGGTATCGGGGTGCTGGCGGTAGTAGCTACCGCGCCGACGCCGACTTCTACGTAGCACGCCTGATCGGACCAGACGACGACGCCCTGCGCGCCGGGCAGCCAAGCCGTAGTGTTGCCAGCCGTGCCGGTATACGCCACCGAATAGGCCGGGTAGTCGGTCTTACTTAGGGGTTGCAAAAGTTCCATGACTTACCTCATGCCAAAAATTTGAGTTTGTACAGCGTGCTATAATACAGCCCGAAAATCTCGTCGATGATGTTTTGCAGCGGCGTGCACTCCTTCTCGACGACCTTATAGCGCATTTCCATCAGTTCTTCTACCTGATCTTCGAGAAACTCCACGACGTTGCCGGTCTTTTTAGCCGACATCAGTGAAATAGGACCGATTAAGCCGTATTTCCCTTGATACGCCTCGGCAAACTTGTCCGCCAAGTCGATAATGCCGTCGTAAAACTCATTGAGCGCGACATGCTTGGCATAGCTGCGCGTGTTCAAGTGCGTCGAATGGGTGACATCGCGCGCTAGAAACAGCATACCTATGAAGTCGTTACATTTGCTCATTGGGTTCCATTCCTTCAGGCATTTCCATCATTTCAGGGGCTTCCATAGGCTCTTGCGGCATTTCAGGCGGCATTTCTGCGGGCATTTCAGGCGGCATTTCTTGTGAGCCTTGCTCGACGATGTCCTCTAGGTCGGGCATTTCGCGCATTTCAGGACTGCCGGGGATGATGTCTCCAGTGTCCATAGCCGCCGCCAGCGTACCCATGACGATGTCTTGAATTTGCTCTGGCGTCATGCTGTTCTGCACCGCGCTGATACGCTTGGTTTCGGCGTCGTAGGCACGAATTTCAGCCTCGTAGCGGTCGATTTCCACCTTCTGCTGCTCGACGCTGTCTTGGATGTTCTGGATGATGTCGGTGACACGGTTCAGTTCCTGCGTCATCGCTTCGATCTGCTGCTGCGCAGCCATCATTTCAGGCGACTGATCGCCTTCTGCCAGCACCTTCGGGTCGAGGATTTTCTTGAACCGTGCGGCCATTTCCTGCGCGCCCGGCCAGTCCATATTCTTGACGAACAGGTCGCCTGCGACCGCCCATAGCTGCGGGTTGGTCTGCAAAATCTGCCCCATAGCGTCGAGCGCTTCCTGACGCTTCGTCATATAGCCGGGGCCAGTTGTGACCATGACGTCGTAGGTGCCGATGCCGGGGTTGTAGATTTTCTCGATTGTAGCCCCAGTGATCGGGTCTTTGACCTCTTTCACGGGTTCCGGCTGGTCGGGGTTGAACTTGACCATGCCGACTTCGCCATCGACGCCGATAATGCGCGCGATGCGCTGTGTGTCGTAGATTTTCGGTATCAGATCGACGATCTGGCGTGTGATGTAGCGGATAGCGCGGGCCAAATTGTCGACATAATGGTAGGTGCCGACGTCGCCCTGCTTTTCACGCGCCACAATGGCCTTTGCAGAGCGCTCATTGCCCTGCGCACCCAAACTGGCGTCGTACTGGCCTGTAGTGGCTTTGATGTCTTCAGAAGCCCCCATTTTGGCCTGAATAAGTCCTGTCTGGGGCAGCGGCGGGGCTGCGCGCTGCGGCAGCGGCAGGACGTTGCCAGCACCGTCCGTGACGTCAGGATTGACTTCCAGATACGGCCAGTTGGTCGTATTGGCGGTCTTCCACTGCATTTCGTAGCCCTCGAACTGGCCGCCATAGCCAATGAAGGGCGCTTTCGGGGCCAGCGCGAGCATTTCCGCTTCTTGGCTGGTCCAATAGTTGTACATGCGCTGCGCGTCCTTGGCGTTGCGGACAAGGCCAGAGATGTGCAGTTTGCCGTCAACTTCCCATTCGTTGCCGATGACGCGAACGACCGGTATCCATTTGCCCGGCCATTCGCGTTCATCCAGCACGTCGAAGCCGTTGGTTTTCATCCACATGACTTTTCGACGCTCGACCCGGCGGCTACGAATAGGTTTAATGAATTGACCGCGCAGCATCGCGTCCTGCGGCGTGCGATCAAATGCGGTCTGGTTGCCCGGATACAGGTTCAGCGTAGCCGGCTCGTAAACATAGTAAAAATACTCCGCGATGCGGATGGTGTCTTCCTGAAGCCATGACGACAGCCCCTGATCGCCGACGCCTTGGTTGTAGAGCGTGCTGATAGGCGTCGCGTCGGGGAACATGCGCTCGTATTCGCTTTTGAGGATGTCTTCGGAGATGAAGCACCACTCGGCATCAGCACCGCACGGGTCTTGGATGGTGGGGTCCATGTAGACGCTGAAGGCGTTGCGCACGCGCCCGATGCGGATGTCCTGATCGAACGTCTCGTCGTTGCAGTACTCGGTCAGCAGGCGGATGTAGCCCTCACCGTAGGTCACTTGGTTGTCGCAGGCCGTGTCGTAGGCGACGTCAGCGTCCGACATATACTCGATATGGCGCACCACGCCGTTATAGATTTCAGCCACCTCGATGTCGGCGTTGTCGTCGGCCGGGATGACCTTGCCGCTGGGGCGGTTCTGGCGCTGCTCGTTGGTGACCTGCCGGACGTGCTGCGGCAGCTTGTTGATCGTGAGGCATGGACGGGCGTTGATGGTCTGGCCCTGCACCGCACCGCGCGTTGCCAGCACGTCGGCGGGCCACTGCCACTGGTTGTCGGGGCTGCCTGCCATGAAGCGCAGGTCGTCCAGTTCGTCCTCGCGGCTGTCCGAATACGCTGCCTGCGCCATTTGCAGGCGCTGGCGCATGGTCGCCATTTTGTCGCTGTCATCGCGTGATGATTTGGGCGGGTTAGAGCCTACATTCGCCACCGAACCTGCCGTATTGATGCCCGTAGGGTCAGCCATGCCTTATTTCTTACCTTTTTTGGCGGCTTCGCGCTTCACACTATACGCGATAGCGACGGCCTGTTTTTGGGGTTTTCCAGCCGCAATTTCAGCCTTGATGTTCTTACGGAACGCAGATTTGCTGGTCGACTTGACGAGCGGCATGATCAGCGTTTCCTTGCCAGCGGCGTCTCGCGCATACGGGTCGTGATGCTGATGATGTCGCGTCCGCCGCTGGTTCGCAGCGGCTCTTTGGCCTGCGGCATGGCGCGTTTGGGTGCTTCAGCTACAGCGACAGGTTTCGGAGGCATTTTGACCCCCGGCATACGCGCCATACGCGGCATTTTGGCCATTGAGTTGCCTTTCCTTGCGTGGGTGACTTCAACTGCCCATCCAAGATGTAGAAATTCCGTGCGGAGAGTAACCTCTGGGGCGTTGCTTGTCAACGCGCGCTTCGCGTTTTCCGAGCGGGTACGCGAACGTCACCGCGATAGCGTCGGCGGCGTCTGGCGAGGCCAGCCCGCGCGCCTTCATATCCTTCTTGCTCTCTAGGAAGATAGTACCCTTGCTGTCGGGTTTGACGCGCGGCCCGATCAGGTCGGTCTTCAGAAAGCGGTCGTTGGGTATGCTGGCCGTTTTGAGCCACTCGCGCATGGCGCCCCACATCTCTGCACGCTTGTTGCCGTACATGAGTTGCTTCTGCGCCTTGTTCCCGAAGTTGACGCCCCTGATCTTGTAGCGCTGTTCCTTGAGCCTGTCGACGATGCCCGCGCCCAGCCCGCCCTCGTCGATGACAGTCAGCGCGGGCTTGTATTCCTCTATGGCGTCGATGACGTGCCCGACCACTTCCATCGTGTCAGCTCCGCGCAGGCGCTTGATGTCGATGATGTCGCGGCCCTGCCGCACGGCGATGACGGTCGCGTCCGACCCGAAGCGAGCCGGGTCGACGCCGATAGCGATGGGGGCTGTCTCGTCCTTGTAGCGCGGCCGCGCCATCGCGTCGTCGACCAGATTGACCGGGATGAACTGATCATCACCTTCCGACGGGAACTGACCCATGACTTCCACACACGCCTGATAGCTATCAGGGCCGTATTCCGCTATGATCTGGTCATATAGCGCTTTGTCGGTCCCTTCGACGTCACGAGCGTCAATATTGCGCGTATTCCAGAACGCGCGTTTGCTGTTGAACGCTTCATAGAAATAGCCGCTATTTCGGCGGGGGTTAGAAAACGCGAACCAAAAGCGGTTTTCAGTCGGCTCTGAAAAGAACCCCTGCGCGACTTGCCAAATGCTGTCGGGTATGCCCGAACTTTCGTCAAAAACGAGCATAACACCGTCGTGGTTGTGCAGACCAGCGTAGGCATCTGGGTTTTCTTCAGACCACAAACGTCCTTCGCAAGACCAATAACGCGTGCCGCGGCGTAACTCTCGTTCCACAATTTCCGTAAGCCATTTTGCAGGCATAATTCGTGTGGCCGCCACTTCATACCAATGGCTATGAATAGACATCGCTAACCATTTTGTAATTTCGGCCCAAGTAACAGATCGCAACTGCGCTTCGGAGTTAGCAGACACAATCACCGACGACCCTATACGGGTCGACAGCATCCAAATTACAAGCCAGCTAACCAATGCGGATTTACCTATCCCGCGCCCTGACGCCACAGCCATGCGCAGCATTTCGGGGCTTAGTTTACCGTTATTGGCGGCAATGTGGTCGCGGATATCGGTCAATATCTGTTTTTGCCACCTGCGCGGGCCTGCAAAATGCGCCAGAGGGGTACCTTGCTCCTGCCAAGGAAAAACAAGCATGACAAAAGCCAAAGGGTCGTTTTTGATGCCCGGCGTCCATAGCCGGGTCATCAGTTCTACTTCTTCAGACGCGGCGTATATAGGCTGCTGCACTATGTTCCCTCTCTGCTTTATCACGGGCTTCTATGGCGGCCTCTAGCGTGTCGAACCGACCCAACCGCAACAATTTACCGTTTTTACCTATATCTGCGCGCCATTTTTTGCTCGACGCACACCACGTAACGCCAGTGCGGCCAGATTTATTGCGCCTGTCTTTTCGCCGATTAAAGCCATTTTGAGATGGAGTTGCTTCACGCAAGTTGGCTATGCGGTTGTCGCTAGGGTCGCCGTTTATGTGGTCAAGATAGGCCGCCGGCCAACGCCCGTATGTATACAGCCAAACTAAGCGATGACCTCTATAATATCGTCCATCTACGCGCATGACCAAATATCGCTCTGTATCTAGCGACCCTGCGCGGTCGCCCGCCTTAACGCCATTGGTTCGATTTACGCGCCAATGAAATTGGCCAGTGTCAGGATCATATCTCAGTAGACTTTTCAGTCGGTCTTGGGTTATCAAGTTGGTAGCCATCAACAGTCCCTTCTTGTTGGTTGGTTAGGAAGGCGGAGGGCGCGGTAACGCTCTCCACTTCCGTATACTTCGCTTCTATAACACGGCGCTCGGCTTTTTCCAAAGCCGCAATCACAGAAATTTGACCTTCTACCGATACTTCGACCGACTGTTTGCTAACCCACCCATGCTGATGCTTCAGGATGTCGAGCGCGGCCTTAGCGTCGCCAGCGGCGGCGGCGTTGTACAGCGTCCGCGCGGCGGTGATCTCGCCGTCGGCGCGGCCCTTCATCTCGGCGATCTCCACCAGCGGGTCGAACTCGTGCAGCTTGCGATACTGCGCGGGGGTCAATCCGGCGGCCAGTGCCAGACTGTCGCCCTTGAGACCGCAGCGTGCGGCTTCGTAAATTGCTTCCAGACGCGCCTCGGTCGCTTCGACG